ATTGCAGAAACACTTGTTGGAAAAATATCAAAGAATTTGTAAGTTGCAGCATGAGAAAGGCCGCCGCCAGTAGGGCTGTTTTTACCGGCGGTGCTCTTAGATCTCTTAAACTGTTGTACGTATGCATCACACATGTAGTTTGCTGGGTTTGAAAAACCACTAGCATCACCATACTGTGCTATAGTTTGCATCCACTTTTCCATAGCCTCACGAATTAGAAAATCTTCATCATTTATAATTGTGACAGTCCAAACATCGAATGTTCTGTCACCTGCAACCTTAAAGATTCTTCCTCTAAAAGGTACGTCAATGGAACCAACATTTGATGCCGGAAGTGCAGCAGCCTTACAGAGTAATTTGAAATTATCACCTAAAGTTATATTGGATGGTGGAGTTGGAATAGTTACCTCGAATAGATTGGGCCTAGCGCCACCGCCTTTGAGTGCTGATTTGAAGTCCTGAATAGTGTTTGCCATTTTTAGTTCCCCCCTAATTTTTGTTTTATTTAAATCAAATAGTACCAGCAACTTCTTCAAAACTTACTCCAGTTCTTGTGGCAACGAAAGTAAGTGTTACATAGTTAATTGATTTTGCAGGTTTCAAGTAAATGTCTGCTCGGAATTCATTGTTATCAATAACATCAGGAGTATTGTTGGAAGTATCACAGACAACCAAGAATCCATAAAGACCTCTCTTTGCCTGAACATCGCGAAGATAAGGATCGACAATGTTTCTAAAATTGGCTCTAGTAATTTCGTCGTTTAGTTCAAATAGTTGAGCCTCTGCACTTCTTTGGAGTGATTGTTCGATTGTCAGGAACAGACGACGAACATTGATCCTATCAAAAGCAGATGCATATCCTAAAGCAGTCCTATCTCCAAAAAGCAGAATACCAAGCCCAGGTTGATTAATAATGGAGTTAATTCTTTGTGGGTATAGTTGGTCTCTCTGCGCTTTATTTGGATTATATGCCAACTTAATTGCATTATTGAGGATTCCACGTTGTTGACCTGCAGGTGAGAACCAAGGATAGGCAACAATACTAGTTCTAACCATCAATCCAGCAACGTCTGCATTGCAGGGAATATATCTGAACTTATTGTTGAATCTATCAAAGGTGTACTTATATCCAGAATCAAATACTGCATAAGATGAAGAGGAAAGTGGTGAGAAGAACTCAAGAATATTATCTGTCTGAGTGTCTGTATTTGTAATGTCAACAACATCAGCACGATGTGGTGAAATTACTGTAACACAATCCTTTCTGGAGTTTGCAATTGAGATGAGGTGGTTTGCTTTTGCTTGAGATTCAAACTTATTAGGCATTCCAGGACCCATAATCAAGTAATCAACTTGAATTTCGTCTCTATTTGAGAACAAATTGTAAGTAGTAAATAAATCACCTAGGGTTGCTTGCATTCCTGTTCCATTGTCACCATAATCAGAACCACCGGTTAAGTTATAAGTAACATTTCCCAATGCACTAAAAGTTATGCCTTGTGAGGGTTTATTCCAGAGACCCTCAGCATTTGTGAATTCGGTAAATGCTGTAGAGAATCCTGTTGCTACAACAGTCTCATTTACATTTAACTCATCAGATGGGTTGTCTCCAACATAAACATAATTCGAGAATGTTGCAAGATACTCTTTCCACCAAATTTTCTGTGGAGCACTGACTGCAGATACTGCATCAGATGCTTTTGAAAGACCGACATGCTTTTCTACCAAGTTTCCTTGGATTCCAGTAACAGTTCCAGTATCATCAACAATTACGATGTGAATTTCATCACTCTTACCATTTCTATTTGTGGCATATTGTGATGTGCCTGGTTTTGGTGCAATTGAACTCCAATAAATCGCAGTATTTGACAATGATAAGGTTTGCTCGTTGTACCAATCTTTTATTGGTGCAGTTCCAGTGTTAATAGTTGTAGAAGTTGTAGCAACTCCAGCACTAGTAATCAGATTTACTGTTAGGTTTCCTCCACCAGTTGATGGTCTAAAAGATCTCAGGCGGGAATTTGGAGCGTAAGTTATTTGGGTATTTGTGCCATTTGTAGAAACCAGAGAAGTGATTTTTACGTCAACAGTATCAGTTCCTACTCCAGTAATAATACCCTTCAAATATCCATTGAAAAGGGATGTCGTTCCAACACCAGCTGATGGTACATCAGTAAGAGTTGTGGTAACACCCATACCAACAGAAACTTGTCCAGCAAAATCAGAACCTACTTTAATAATTTGGTCTGCTTTGTCGTCAATAACACAAACTTTTAAATTATTTGCCCAACGTCCTGGATTTTTTGCAGCAAAGATGTAGTTTGCAATATCATCTGCATAGTTTGCCTCATAATCATCAAAGTTTTTGATTTTTAGTGTTGGCTCACCTGCAGTAGAAACTCCAGCAACGTTGCGGATTGCATTCGCATTTACTAGGTTTGCACCATCCACTCTTGCTACCTTAAGAACACCACCATATGAAAGGAATGATGATGCACTCATCCAATATTCATATTGGGCATCGGTTGAAATTGGTTTTCCAAAGGTTTGAATTAATTCATTCTCTGTTGTAATATCAATTGCTTCTTCAACTGGACCAATTGCAAAAGGACCAGCAATTGCTCCGATATTATCTAATACATTATCAGCTCTTCCTACAGTTAGATCAACCTCCCTTACAAGTACGCCGGGAGATAATTGAGGAGTCGCCATGTTTTTCTCCGTAATCTCAGTTAACTAAAAATTATTTATTAAAAACTTACTTTACGTGGGAGGAAACACGACGTGAATAGCAATCACCAGTCAGGATAATCAAACTCAGATGAATTCTTTATCGATTTTCTACCTTCAGATATTCTTTTTATGGTACATTCTTTGCATTCATACGAATATGAGGATGCAACTGGGCCCCTATCTTTACGAGTTCTATAAAATTCTCCAATTAAATTTTTAATTTCGCCACAAACTCTACATTTTCTATCTGTTAGTAAAAGATGACCTAATCTTATCTGCTTATCTAGTTCCATTATGATAGATATTCCCACATATACGCACGATCGCCATATTCATCCACATACCATCTATCACCATCACTGTCTGTAAAACTTGTTTCATCTAGTCCGTCATTAATAAAACCAAATGGTGACATATCCTGCTCTATCTGATTTTTTTGCTCCTCATATAGTCTCTTTCTTACATCTTGGTCTGTAAGTTCTTTAAAATAATCTTGAGCTACTAACCAAGCATAAATTACTAAGCACATTGCCAAGTCATCGTTACATCCTTCTTCAGCCTCGAAAGAGTTGTGCTTCTGGATAAATGTTGTCAACTCCGAAATTATTTCATAGTCGTTAAGAAAAAGTTTACTCTCCTCAATCATTGTCTTTAGGTTTAGACATCCAACTTTTTTTACAGTTTTGGACATTTTAACTCCAAGTTGAGTTTTCTTTCCAGAAAATCCTTGACCAACAATTTGACCTGCTCTACCTCTCATAGAACACATGAGAAGATTATTGTATTCTAAGTCATATTGAAGAATGCTTGCTACCTGATCTCCAACGTCATTTACCTCACATAAAATATATGCATTATTATATGCTGTCGCCGCTTCGTGAATTATACTGGGGAAAAGCATAGGTTTAATTTCATTATTTCTATATTTTGCAACTACTTTGTGGGGGAATTGTGTAATATCAATAATGGTAAACGCAGAGTAATCATTTCCAACACCTCTAGCAACGTCTACAGTAATGAGATAATCATGATTCTCCTCTGGGTCTACATAAACATCTAGACCAGCACTACGGGTCTTGGGGGCATCGTAAACAAGGGTTCTAAGTTTAGATGGTGCAATTAGAGTATCGACAGAACCTAAGAATTCGCATTCAAACTCAACCTTAAACTGTTGTTCTGATGTGTTTGCAATTGTTTGCTTTTTCCATTCCTCATCTCTTCCGGGAACTTCACTCCAATGAACGTCTGTAAAGACATATTCGTTCTTACCCTTTTCCGCATCATGCCACATTCGGTAAAAATGATTCATACCAT